GTTCCTACCCTGATACTTGGGCGCAATTACACCGGATACAGGGTCAGTCAGTGGAATGGGCGTGTCAGTACGCCGGCTATGAGATCGTAGCTATCTGTTCCAAGTGTTCCGGTAAGTCCGATCCGCTTGCCATATTCCCGAAGGGACTGTGCCTAGCTTGCTATGAACAGCAACACGACCAAGACACGCCGGCGCAAGATTACGCCACCATAATGCAAGTGTTCGGGGGTAAGTGATGACTACCTACCAATTTATAGCTAGTGCCGTATTCGGGTGGCTGTTCCGGATCTGTTGGGTATCTATGAGGCGTATGGTCACAGAGATAGAGGCAGAGCCGGTATGGAAGGATCCAACTGATACGCCATATAACTAACTAATCGGGTGAATGGCATACAGCTAAGTTCAAGTCTTAGCCACCCACTACGCCGGAATAATCCGGATCGTAAATAGTCCTAGAAGGGGGCAAACAATGACAACAGTAGAGGCATACTTTTCAAGCATGATCTACACAAGTGGGCATATCCATTTAGTGATGGATCAGACCGGAGAGCAGACAATAGACATTGTGACATTCTGTACAGACGGCTGTCATAAGCAATGGTGCCAAGATACCGGCAACAGCTACGAAGGGTGGTATGGCTGTCAGGAAATGCCTAGTCCGGCTGTATGCGCACAGTGTGGGGACAGTTGGAAATGATTAGGGAAGAATTAGACAGCTACCTTTACAGGCTAGAGGCAGATCTAGAAATAGAGGTGGATCTACACGGCGGGCGTACCGTACTGGCTAGGGATCTTCGGACACTGATTATCTCCGCTAGGAAAGAGCTTGACCAATAGTTGAAACTGTACTACGGTACAGTATGTGGGGGTTGATCTACCCACACTGATGATACAGATCTACCTAGAAGGGGTAAAACAATGACAACAATAAAAATAGCAAAGGTGACTGGCGTACTAACAAATAGCTGTACTTGCCAGTCATACAATGAAGATCTAGGGGACTTTCAACCGGCACCGGAGTGTTGGGGAGACTGTTGGCGTGATCAGGTTGAAGAATTTGAGATGATCACGAAGGATCTACGGGACTCTAACGAAACTTATTGGTGGCGTGTAGATAATCTACGCCTATGGAATGGCGAGGTATCAGGATACTTTCAAGCTAAAAAGATCAGTGATCTAATCGCCGGCATGACAGTAAAAAGTGAATGGATTATGCGGTACTCGGTATTTGCTGATCGTATTGAATACTCGCTGTCTCACCATGACGCTATGGGTAGCAACAGTGTCCTACGGGGCGTGTCTGAGGAAGAATACGAAGACAAGGTGAGGTACTAATCATGTCTAGGTCTTACACTTTTACAGTTGAATGGAAAGATCCGGTGCTAGTTGTCGCCGGTGACATTGACGAAGCTACCGAAAAGGTATATAAGTTGATCTATGAAAAGATTAGTAGCGACATGGATCAGGCGATCACAGTCAAGCTAGGTCATGTCGGTAATTACCATGACGATCCGGCAATACTTGGGTATTGGCAGAGTGATGGTGATATGAACTGTAAGAAGTGTTCGCCCGATACTGTTCGCCCGATCACGCTTGACAGCTACCCTGATGGGTTTACTTGTGATAGTTGTTGGGATCCTATTTTACCGGCAGTGTGTACCCATAACTGGCATGAGGTTGAGGGTCATAGCGGTGGATCTATGCAGTGTTCACACTGTGATGCCTATCAGAATTAGTTGTAGTGTGCAAGTTGTTTGAGCCTTGTGGTATAAGGGAAATAATAATACTTGACATTGCACCTGAATTGTATTACAGTTGAGTTATCAGGCAGTACAGCTTGAAGAAAAAAACAAGGGGAAATAAAAAATGGCTACACGAATAGTGAAAGCTAAACCACCAATAGCAGAGATAATTCTTTACCGTGAGAACAGTGACGAAGTTCTCCATGTGTTCAAGATATGGGAACAAGAAGTTCTTGACTTCTACTATGCCAAACTTGCACCTCACACTAACTACAACGGGCAACGAGTTGGGCGTAATGAAGTAAGAGAAATACAGTCTTAGATAAGACAGGGTGATAGCAGACAGCTAGGTGCAAGTCCTAGCCACCCACCATGCGAAGCAAGTGCCGAGCAGTAGGTAATCCTAGAAGGGGATCACAAATTGAAAACAATAGATATACCTAAGAGCGTTGAGCTGTTCGGAAAGTCATGGGCGTTACTGTTCAGCTTGACTAACCCGAAGTGGCACCACGCAGACCAAGAGCATGACGAGTGGAACTCTCACGCCGGTTACGACCTGAACTTGTACGCAGGTGACGGGCGACTCACTGTGACTGTGTACCCACTGGTTGATGATGGTACGGGCTTTATGACTACCGACACCTCAACATATAAAACAATTGTCAAGAAAGAAAAGAAGGGCTAGTAATGAAAACTTGGAAAGTAAGTATATGGGCTATGCAAGAAGTGGAAGCCGAAACAAAGGAAGAAGCTGAAGAAATGGTGAACGACATGCTGATCGGCTGTCTGATAAAGACAAGCGATTTTGAGTTAGACACGGAAGAAGCGGAGTCGGAGTGATGAAGGAATACAACGTGGTCTTCCACTACTCGGTAAGGGTAGAGGCAGACAATGAGGACACGGCAGAGAACATGGCGTGGAAAGAGTTTGGGCAGTCAGACCCGACTAACATGGATGAGTTTATTTGCACAGTAGAGGAAATTGAATGAAACAGCTAGACATTATTGTTTATAAAGACGAAAAGACCGGCAAAGAAACCTCATGGGGCATAGCTTTTGATGATGGATCTGTCAAGTGGTACGACTCACTTGATGAAGCAACATATTATTTTTCTGATACAGAAGGAACAGAATGAAACGCTACTCACCTAACCATCCAGCTGTCCGGTACCAACTAGACAACTACTTCAGCCCATACACAAGCCCACCGGCAAAACAATCACGGATCATCCGGTGGTGGAGAAAGGTAACAAGATGACAACCATTCTTCACGACTATGTAGCAGGGGAACGGATCCCTGATGAAAGAGATGGGCAGTATTACACCTACGAAGAACTTGATGGGGCGTTGTTCCTAAAAGATGACGACATCACTGGGGCAGAGACATATCTTCTTACCAACGGCAAAGTCGTAGTTCTTTATTCCATTGACCTTGAATGGGTTGAACCGTATGAAGAAAAAGTGCTACGAACAACGTCACTGCCGGAAGGGGTAACAAGTCCGGAAGGGGGAACAAGATGAGTTTGCTTATCTCCCTGATCTGTGACAAGTGCGAAGCACAATCAACACCCCATTACGGTACCGGCACAGACGCTAGGGTAGCTAACTTCTCTAGCGGTTGGGTATTTGACGGTGACGTAGATCTCTGCCCCGTATGCAGTGGGCGTGACCCTAACTATTGGACAGCAGAACCGTTTTGATAGGGCAATGGATCTATCTACTTCAACGGAAGCTGCAATCATTTAGAACAGCCAGTAAAAGCCGGCGCAATAACCGGTTGAAACATTATTGGATCGTAACGTACGACATCAACAGCAAACCACACCGGTACTTCTGTTGGGATTATGAACAAGTGTGGCGGTGGTCTAAGACCCCTCAAAAAGCAACACGATTTTATACTAAAGAGTTTGCTACTTCACAGATGGAGTCTTGTTCAATGTCTTGGCAATACCAATACAGTGTGCGCCCCATAGAAAAATAATCTGGTAGCATCAGTTTGGCTCCGGCTCGTGTCCCCCTTCTCACGAGTCGGAGCCTTTTACCGTTTCCAGCTGATGCTGGTTGGCTGTCTAACGTGTTGATCTCGTTGTTTGGGGGTCATGCCAGCCCAAAACCCGTCACGTCTGCCGGTAGCAGACTCAAACGGTAAACAGAAGGCTAGGCATTGGGTTATGACCGGACAGTTAGAGCAGTAGTTCCTTGCCGGTTGCCAATAGAAGTCACGGACATCACCGTTAGGTATCTCCGGAAAAAAGATAGCTGATGGTGCGCCTTTGCAGTTAGCTTTGTCGTGCCATTCGTCTTTCATTTTTTCCTTCCCCGTTTCTTGGGGGTGTTGCGCTCTATCTCACGTTGTCGTCTAGCTTCATGGCATAGACATGGGCAACCTTCTGTTTCACTGTCCGGTGGGGGCATGAGGGCAAGTGCCACTGTCCCACAGTGGTCACAGATCCCTATGAACGTCACTCCGGTTTGCGAAATGGGTTACGCCATACAGACGGAGAATGATTATCTTCTATCGCTGTCTTGTCTTCAACGCTTGGATACAACCGAAGTATGTGCAGACAAGGATCTCCTTCAGAGAACTCCTCATCTTCAGCTTCAGATGTTGGTAGCCCATCGTGGGTGTAGCACACCGGTGCGCCTACGAAGTTGTGTTGTATGCCAGCTTGTAGCCAGTCATCAAAAGATATGTCTTTCAATGTCATTGTTAGAAGAAGTCGTCAGCTGATGGTACTTGTGTCGCTGAAGGGAAAATCTTGCCGACTTGCGCCATTACATTTTCTGTTTGGTCTTTGACCCATGTGTTCCAGCGGAGTGATACACCAATTTCGTCAGCAAGAATCTTGATTGACTTGCCTTTGGTGCCATCTTTCTTGGTGAATTCTTCTTGCTCTAAGCGACCTGTAACGATTACGGTTTCACCTTTACCGCAGGTTGATGCAAAGTTTTCAGCGAGTGAGCCGAACGCTGTGACGTTGTGCCATGTGGTTTTCTTTTTGTCATCTTTGCCGTAGGTGTCTGCGACTGTGAATGTTGCGATAGCCATTTGATTGCCGGTGTATTTAAGTTCGGGTTCTTGTCCGAGCTTGCCGTGGATTGTGATGTGATTACTCATTGGTGTCCCCTTCCGAGGGTTGTAATGGTTTGGGTTGGTTCGCAGCCTTTTGACAACGGTGTTGTGGTGGGGTTGAGAGGGTTATGTAGGTCGTCACGGATACTTTGCATCGTGGACAGTGCCAGTGTTGTTTCAGCGAGATGCCCTTCATTGGGTTCATAGTATAGACATATTCAAGCGGTGTCAAGGTTTTTTCTTGCTTTTCTGCAAGCTCTACATTCCCTTGATCCGTTGGGTTTATTGTAAGTGTTGGCTTCGTCATATGCGTGTCCCCTGGGGCAGTGTGTTTTGTTGGCGTAGAAATGTCTGCCTCTGTCCACTACGTCTTTCATGTTTTCTGTTTGGGTTCCACCTTCTAGGTGGTGAGGGTTGACGCAGATTCGGTTGTCGCATTTATGTCTGACGACTGGGGGATAGTAGTAGTTAGCTAGGAAGAATGAGAACCGGTGGGCTGCTCGGTGTTTGCCTTGTGCGTATAACTGTCCGTAGCTGTCGCCTCGTAGTGAGCCTTGCCATTCCCAACATTCTTCGGGGGTTAGGATGTTTACTCGTTTCCAAAAGCGTTGGCTTGTTCGGTATGTAACTGTATCCACAGGTTCCCCCCTGTTCTGTGGAGAACATTAGCAGTATCTTTTCCAGCGTTGTACTTTGGGGTGGGGTGATCGGCATATGAACTGTTGTAGGTTCATGCAGTTTTGGGATTTGATGACCGACCAGCCGTATGGACCTACGGGGTGAACGTATTCGCCGGAGGGTTCGGTGTGTCCGAGGAAAGCGATGCGGTCTACGATTCGGGCTTGTTCTATGGGGGTGTAACGGTCTGCGTTGGAGCTGTTACTGAACCGTTGCCAGGTTCCTTTGGCTATTCCGTAGCCGGAGGTGTAGTTGCGGGTGGAGGTGTACCAGCGGGAATTAGTTTCGCAACGGGCTAAACGCTTGTAAAACCGCCAGGGCATTACGAGTGCTTCAATCTCTTTGGGTGTCTTAGATGCGCTTACAGGGGCTTCTGAGAGGATTGTAGAGGGGATGGATAGGGACAAGATAATGGTGATGAGGATGCGTGTACGCATGGTTCTCCTTTGTTCAGGGGATAGGTCATTTAGGTGTCATAGTTCTCCCAACTAGGTACTGTTAAACGGATTGGAATATATTAGCAGTGAAAGTTAAAAACCAACCAGCGAACGGATTACACAATCCATAGCTCGCACTTCGATGAAATCTTCCATCTCGGTGTACTTAGTTTTCTTAGACACAACCGGTGCAGCTTCCAAGGTCGGGGCATCAACAATCAACACAATCGTTCTCGCATGATTCAACATGGTAAAGAAATGATTGACCGCTATAAACTTTTTCTTTCGGGCAGAGAAATGAACTGTGCTGAACGGGAACACATCAGTGTCCCAGTTGTGTTTCACTTCAACTTCAAATCCATATTCTGTTCCGTCACGTGTAGCCAACACATCAATGCCGTAGTCGTCAGGGTTAACCCAAGCTGAGAACCCTTGATCCATGAGCCATTCAATGATTTGGTGTTTAGCGTTGTCGTCAGCGTTGTAGATGAGCTGGCTGAATGGTTTACCAGCCACCGAATTTGTCTCCAAGCAATACGCCACAGAGAAAAACTGCTGTGACCATGATGACCATCATAAAAAAATCAGTCATTAGGTACACCTTCTTGGTTTTCATATTCGGCTTGTGCGTATTCAACCTTGCCTAGTTCACGAGCCAAGACTTCTGCGGTTCGTTTCCACTGGTCACGTTCGACCTGTACTTTGGCGAAGTCTTGCTCTGCAAACACAATCTCTTTGTCTCTAAGCCATTCGTACGCATCATCCTGGTGTATGTACTCACTCATCAGTAGCCTGCTTCCTTCAGTAAAGCTGCGAAGACACGGGCAGGCATGACTGCATACCAGTCTCCAACATCCATCGTGCCTCTTTTTTTTGCGATAACCGCACCCATAGTTACTTCGGCGTTAGCCATCTCAACCTTTAATTCTTTCATCCATTCAGACAACGTAATTGTCTTATGGTCTTTTACTTCTATAACGACTGGCGCACCCATGTTGATGTCGCCTTTGTCAAGATTCCCTGACAATGCACGACGCTCTGTATAGATCCAGCCTTCACCTTTGAGCCAGGTAACTACAGCGGTTTCAGCTGCGGTTCCTTTTTGTTTTGCTTTACTCACTACGCCTAGCCAGTTCGTCACCCAACCGGCGACACTCTGATGAGAGCATGGCGTTAGTATCTTCGAGCAACATCAGCTTTTCTGTTAAACGATTGTTTTCTTTAACAAGCGAAGACACAGCTTCTTGCCACATCCCGCTATCCATTTCATCATTCACTGTCAAAACATCCTTCATAGAATTTGTGTCCGAAGATTTCAGCAGGGTGAAGACCGAAACGAAGACACCATTTGTCTGCGGTGTAAACGCTTAACCCGTTCTGCCACCAACGGGCAACAGTATGTTTGTCCAGGTATTGCAACTGTTCTGCTTTGGCGAGGAACTCAATCAACGGTTTAGCGTCAAGCCGGACATCGCTAGACATGACAAGTGGGCGGTACTTCTTACGGGTCTGGGACATACCGACACGACAAACATCGCATCGGCAGCCCCTTCTACGGTACATAGATGCCCCGTGTTCAGTGATTTCCTTGGCGTTCACGATGCTGTTACCGCTTGGCGTACCAAGTCACGGATCAACTGTGACCTGCGTACCCCACGTTGTTCGCACAGCATCCCTATCTGTGTCAGTTGTGATTCGGTCACTCTGATACCAATAATCTTTGCGGATGCTTCGCTTGCGGATGGGTCGACTGTTCTTTTGTTAGCCATTACTCGCCGTCCTTAAATGCTACGAGTTCTTTGAACGCTGAACGCAATGCTGGTAGGTGTGATTCCATCCAGGGTGTGCCTTCAGGGATACCAGCGTTAGCTGCTACAACCTTCGGGTCTACACCTTTGGTTTCACAGGCTGCATTGAACTGGTTGACTTGTTCGTCTGACAATGCTGTGAGTGTCTTCGGCTTTGGCTTTTGTGCGGTCTGCGGTTGAGGCTGTGGCTTAGGCGAAGGTGCATGGTCAAGTTCTTCCCATTCGTTCTTTGTCCAAAGTGACAAATAAACGTTATGCCTCATGGCGCAGTTCCTGATGGCATCGCTCATCAGTTCCTTGTACAGATCGGGCTTCGATGCCTGAACGGAACCAATACCTAAACGGCGAACACCATGAATGGTCAGCCATGCACCCATGTGTGCCATACCATTCTCAACACGGAACGCTGGCAAACCGTACTCGTCAAACGCAACTGGTTCCAGTGACCATGATGAATCAATTTCCGTCAAGGCTTTCTGTGTGTCGGCATGACCCACGAAGGATAACTGCTGACCGCCTTTAGGTAGCTTGCCGACAATTTTGGGATCTGGTACCCCATATTTAGTGAGGACTTCATCAAGTCCAATTGTTTTCTTTTCCATTATTTTTCCCCTTTCAAGGATTTATTGTTTTGTAAATAGGTAATCGCTGAAGTCAGCAAGTTGATGTCGTCTTTAAGTTTTCCAATACCAGTGTTGCAAGCCTGGCAAAGCAACCCACGCACACACGACCCGCAGGATTCGTCGTTTGCACAACATGACCTGTCATGGTCAACGGATAAGTTCAGTAGCTTTCCACGTTTAATAATTGTTTCTGGGTTGCCACATACAGCACATACATAGTTTTGTTTTTCAAGAAGCAGGTTGTAGGCATCAAGTGTGATCTTGAATTTATTCAATATCCTTGATGATCTAGTTTTATCTGGGTTCTCAAATCTCCATTGCTTAGTATTTATCTGATGGCATTTTTTGCACCATGCGGTGTAATTGTCTTTATAAGATTTGTTTGACACAAAAAAAGAAATGTCTTTTTCTTCTTTGCATTTGCTACAAATCTTTGTCATCGCTCACCTTTGAGTAGAAATGTACGGGTTTGTACTTCTTTAATAAAGTCTTTTGCTATGTCAGGATGGGCTGCACGGAAACCTTTAGCGTCAAATGATTCACGCTTCTGTCCCTTCCAAGTAGCAACGGTTGTGCCGTTTAAGATAGCGGTATCTGCATCGCCAATGGCATCACAGACTTGTGCTTTTAGTTCGTCTTCTAGTTGTTTGTATGAAGCCAGTTCGCTACGCACATGACGCAACTGTGTTAGGACTTCACCGAAGTTGTCGGGTAGTTCAACGGCTCGTGAGGTTGGGCGTTGGTACCTGGTTTGGATTGTTTCGTATGACCATTTGACACCGGATGGGGTCATGCCTAACTCAATGGTGTTAAGCCAGTCAGCTACAGCATCGATATGTGCAGCTACTTCTTCTTCAGTGATGACCTGTTCAATGAGGGTGAGGCGCAGGGTATTGTCAAAGACTGCCCACGTGACACGCTTTGCATCGGAACAAATGTATTGGGTGATCCCTTGGATTTTCCAGTAGTCAGGGAGTGTGCCTGAGAACTCACGGCTAGTTGTTTTCACTTCGAGGATGTGTTTTGTTTCTTCGTTCCATCCGTCAAGGGTGGAGATGAGATGGCATCCGTTGTCATCGTCGTAGCAAAACAGTTCCTTGGGTGTTTCAAATTGAACACCGAGCCTGTCGCCAGCCCAAGTGATGATGGTGTCTTCAAGGCGGTTGCCTGTTTCCATTGCCGCATTGGGGGTGATGGGGCTTGGTGCTACGCCTGATAGTTGTTCAGCTGCGTAGTGGTCTTTCTTTACGAAAGGATGCAGACCATAGATAGCTGCGGCTGCTGAGGCTGAGATGCGCCGGTTGCCGTTGGCATCCATGTAACGCTGATCTAGCCATGCTTGTGAACCGTGTGGTTCTTTGTGGATACGGTAACGATTGAAAGTCATTTAACTTCCCCTTCTCTGTGTAACAGTTGTTACGTTGCACCGTACAGGAGGGGTGTGTCAATGTCAACAGGAAAGAAGAATTATTTTTCTCACCATAGCTACGGGGATATAGAATAAGTTGATTCCTTCGCCATCATGGAAACTCTGTAGCAGTGTCACATGGTTTTCTTTAGCCCCAGGGTCGCCAACAGGCACAAGAAAGCCCACTGATTGTACCAGCACTTCGCCGTCATCCTCTACTTCGTCAAGCGTGAGCCAGCCAGCATCGCCACCACAAGCATCAGCCCAGTAAATGAGAGCCATCGGATATACCGGTGGGTCTAGTTCAGTCGTCAGATGGTTCGTCAAGAGGTTCCCCTTCGGTGCGACATTCAACACAGTACCGACCTGTTTGCGACAGCCATACTTCTCCACAGGTGGGACACATGAATAGGTTACGAAAATTAGTCACGGTCTAATCTTAGTTGAAGATTAAGCTGCCTTGTTTTGCTTATGCTGTAAGGCTTCTAACTGTTGCACAGCACGGAAGAATTGATCCTGCTGGGTGATCGGAACGTGGATTTTAGATAGAAAATACAGGAGTGTTTCAATGGTTTCGCTTGTCATAGGACTCACGAGAGTATCAGATTATCGTGGCTTAGTTACGTAGTCTTCAACTATGGTTAAACGATTTTCGATGCGGTCAACAGCGTCACGCAATGATGAACCGCCGTTGTTTTTCATGTTCATTTCAACAGTTGTGATTGCGTTATCTAGTCGTTGTCCCCACCGAAATAAAGGTCTAACAACACTACGATAGATAACACCGATAGAAACAATAGACCCAGCAATTGTAGCAAGGACACTAACGATTTCCATTATGCAGGTTTAGGAAGTGAACGCCATGCGGCTTCAAACCGTTCAGGGTCTTTAGCCATCTCTGGAGAAAGTTCTATGTGCAACCACTGACCGCCGAATGACCCAGCGTTATCGTCGGCGGTAAATAATTTTACCCCCGCAGAATTTTCTCCACGGCTGCAACGAAAACCCCTTCCGTAGCCCTTGTTTTTATCTTTAGGATTTGCGTCAAAGGCATAATCGTGTATCTCCTCAATGCCTAGCTCTTTGGTGTACTTAATGAACCAGTCCCACATGGCAACGCCAACCTTGCGGTCAGAATATCCAATATCTACCGCAGCACCCGTCGCATGGACAGATAGGAACTTCTCCATGCCTGGATCACCAATCTTCTTGCCCTCGGTATGAGAGTTGCGCATCAATCTTGGGGAATAAATCCCTAGGTTCTTGGTTTTCCAACGGGCATGGCACAAATCAGCGAGTTTTTCAGTGCCATGCTGTGCGCCTTTACCATCAAAAGCAGGGTAGTAGCTGTATTTTCTTGGCATTATTCCTCGTCAATGCCAATGCCAGCAGCAATAGCAAGTATGTTAATAGCAAAAGCAACTGCACTAATGTACAAAGCCTTGCCAAGCGTATCCCCAGACAGGGTGATAAGCATAAGTCCAGTGCTGGTTAACCACAGCGAAAGGCTGATGATGGCTCCTAGATATTTACGCATAGGTTGTACTTTATCACTTTCGTTTAGTTGGCATAACCATTAGTGAGGTCATAATTGTGATGGCGATTAAGGCACGGCGAGTACCGACAGGTACCGTTGAACCGATAGGGACGTAGGTGTCTACTGCCCCGCTGAAAACATTGACTGACTCCTCGAAGGATTCACGGACAGCTTCCGGTGCATCTTGAACGGCTGACACCAACTGTACTAATTCGGTTTCGGATAGATCATCTAGGATTAATGCTTCAAAGACTTGGGTTGCTTCTTCAGCGGTGATGACAGCCAGTGCAGCTGGGCTGGTGGCTAAAGCAACGGCTTGTTCAGGGGTCACGACAGGCGGTACAACCACTGGTGGTAACGTCGTTGAAGTTGTTGAAGTCGTAGAGGTTGTGGATGTACTTGTTGTTGTGGGTGCCAGGGTTGATGTTGTCGTGGGTGGCACGGTTGATGGAGGCACAGTTGTTTGAGGAATGGGAACAGTAGATGTTGTGGTTGTTGGTAACTCTGTGGTTGTTGTGGGCGTTACTGTTGTGGTGGTGGTAGACGATGTGGTTGTTGTCGTTGGGGCTACCGTGGTTGTTGTTGGTGGGAGCGTTGTTGTGGTCGTTGTTGTGCTAGTCGTGGTCGTTGTGCTGGTGGTTGTAGTAGTCGCTTCGGTAGTGGTAGTAGACGAAGTAGAGGTGGTGTTGGCTGGTTCCCCATTGAAGGACAGCTCGTATCGTTCATTCCATTCAGGGCTACTACGCCAAATATCTGGTTGCCAACAGCAAGTACCAGCCCGCAGACGATACCGACCAGGCTGTACCTCTACAGAAATGTATGACTGCAAACCAAAGTGGTCATCAACACTGACAATTAAAGTACCTTGCTCGTCGTACAGCCACAGTTGAGGGTCAGAGTTGTACCCGTCAATGTAATAAGTCTGGGCTACAAACTGTGTTGGCTCGGTGTATTCAAACCAGTAATCAGAGATACCAGTAATAATTGGATTTTCTGCGCTGGCACTTGATGACAGAAACAGAATGGAAAGTACAACCCCTACGAGGGCGTAACGGCTAGCCCTTTTTGCCGAAGGCTGCTGCAACTTCTTCTTTAGTGAGGGTTCCGTCTTCAGACCATGAACGAAGCAATGCTTCAGTTACTTTACCTGCGGCTACAACACCTGCGATGGCTGCTGATTTCCAGAGTTCAACACCGAAAATTGCGCCACCTGCGACAGCTGCGAGTGCGGATGATCCGAATACCCCAAAGATTCGGAGGATGAGTGTTTGTACTTTTATCATGGGTTTTCCTTTGGTATCCATCTACAGGTTTGTTCGTCAAAGTCTACATCACCTGCTGGTTTGGGGGCGATGAAGGCATCCCGTTGCGGGTCGTAGGTGTATCCAGAACCTGCGTAGTTTTTGCGAAAGGTGCCGTTGTATGAGGTTTGAAGGTAGTTTCCTTCACCGAACTGTTGGCAGAACGCTTGCCCTACGGCTTCTGATTCTTGACCGTTGCTGTCAAGGATGTCTTCGTTTCTTACAACAATTACTCGTGTAACAATGTTGTTATTTAGTTCTGCAAAGTGCGCCATTATGGACCCCAGTATTCAAAGTAAGCATATCCTGAACCACCAAAACCTTCACTTTTAGGACTGTATCCATCACTGCTTCCTGTACCACCATTACCTGTGTACGTTCCACCGTTAACAGGTGCGGTGTTGGATAGGTTTCCACCTGCACCGCCCTCACCGTAACCTGATGTCCAACCTGCGCCACCTGCGCCAGGTGTCCATGGGAAACTACTACCTGATGCGTTCCCACCTACGCCGTTGGTTCCACCACCGCCACCACCTGCTTCGTAAGTTCTACCTATACCACCAGCATTGCCATTGCCTGATGCCCCACCATCATTGGCAAACAATGAATAGGGGTTAATGCCACCCGCAGCAGAAAGAACAGAACCGATAGAAGTAGCCCCACCATCGGAGTACGACCCACCACCAGCACCGACAGTGACGGTCACATTGCCAGAAATAGTTGCAGATGAGGCAGTGGTTCGTGCGCCCGCACCGCCACCGCCGCCACCTTGGGTTCCAAATTCATACTCTCCAGCACCACCACCAGCACGGGCTTCAAGATTCAACAGTCCAGTAATGGCAAGACCTGAAGTACCTGAACTTGGAACAGGGTTAGTCCAAGTAGATGAACCAGTGAACGGGACAGCGTTCAACTTGTATGTCTTAAACGAAGAACCAATACTTGAAGTAGTTACAAACCCACTCGAATTAGTAGTACGGAAACGCACATAGTAAGTGGTGTTATTACCAAGACTTGAAGCAGAAACAGTACGGGCAGTGTTAGTAGTACCCTGACCAATCGTTGTGTTAGTAGAAGCAACAGTCCACGCACTATTACCAGACGCAAACGAACTAGAAGTAGACCATTGGAACTCAACAGAAGTGATAGCCCTGTTACCAGTAGCAGAAACCGTAGCGTTCAACACACCACTGTTTTGGTTGTAATTCGTAGACGAATTAAGCGTCAGCGTAGGCGCAATATGAACTGCCGAAGCAGAAGGTCCAACACAAACAGGCATTAGTTACGCAACCGTGTCGCCAGAAAGAATCCACTCAGTATTGGAAATTTTAACTAGCGTCGCCATTGAATACCGTGTGCGAAGTTTTTTTCCATTAGATGAGTTAATTGTCACACCCGCAGCACCAGCCACAACAACTTGTGCATCTCCAGCCACATCAGCAAGCAATGTAACAACTGCCCCGTTAGGGAAAGCAATAGTAGAATCAGGAACAGTAACAGTAAATGCTGCCGAGCAACGCAATGTGCAGTTTGCGTCAACTAAAGCAAGGGAAAAGGCAGTGGCTTTGGCAGTTAAAGTGGGGGATGCAAGTTTAGGGGAAGTAACAGAAGCATCAGCAAGGTCAGCCTCCACAATAGTTCCATTAACAATGTTTGCAGAAGCAACCGTAATACCAGCAGGCAACGCACCAGTAGCCAACTTACTTAAAGCAATCGCAGCAGCCGAATTAATGTCAGCATCAACAATGGTGTCGTTAGCAATCTTGGCTGAAGTAACAGCTGAATCAGCAATACCAGCCTCAACAACCTGTCCCCATTTGAAACCATTAGTAGCCGTACTGTCAGCTTGTAACACGTGAGTATTTGTGCCAACCCCAAGACGGTTGATAGATGAACCATCAGTACCAATAACGTCACCCTTGGTGGTCATCACGGATGCAATCAAGTTGGCTTCGTCAGCTTCGTCAGCCGTAAACACAGGGTAGATAGCTGCACCAGCATTATGAACAAGTGGCGCAGAAGTGTCATCTTGTGATCGAACAACAGTCAAAGTTAACGTCGAAATTGCTGTGACCTTAACCTTTTCTTCCTTTGAAGTGCCAGGTTCAACAACACAATAAAACGGGAAAGAAGTAGCCCACCCAGTAACAGTATCCACAACAAAAGTAGTATCACTATCAGTTGGGCTATTAGTCAGCACAGCCTTAGCAGGTGCGCCTTTATATCCTTTTCGTACTGGTAAAGCCATTAGATTCTCCTAGTTTTCTACAGATCGCATTGTAACAGTAGCCGTGCCATCCCAAGACCAGGTGTTTCCTGTGCTATCAATGGGTTGCCATTCAACATCTTCAGTGATGACACTATACGACCTAGTACCTAGCTGGAGGGTGACGATGCGAGGGTTATGAATAAGACTATTGAGATTGTTTAGTTCTGCTTCGGGATCCATATAGATGTCACGGTCACGAGGGCGTATCTTGTGGTGAAGCAGGACAGGGATGGAGAACACTTCTGACCGGAACGGTGCAGCGTAGGCTCGTGCCATCCAACGGGTAACTATAGGGCTGTCGGTTAATGCGGCAGTTCCTTTAGTTAGTACCAGTTTGAAATCAGCTTCAATGGTTTTCGTGTCGGTACCTTGATAGGTGTATTCACTGTCGGTGGTGTCTTGAAAATTGCCAAGGAAAGTAAAATCTGTGTGGTCGTGAGAAATGTAGGCGGCGACACTGCCTTTGAGTGGTTCGGTTCGGACATCAAATTTGGCTACGAACTTGCGGTCTGGGATACCCCAACGGTATGTGCCTGTTTCTATTTCACCTGATGCTACAACGCTTGTTGTGTCTTCACCGATGACACCGATGCCGTTGATGGAGAACACCCGTTTAGAATCAAACGTAACAACACTTTGCACGACCCCTGTGTTTGTATACATAAGATCAGTAGCGAAAGCAGGGGTGTTTGGGGCTGTGCTAATAGACAAATCTAGGCGACCTAAACCGCCGGAGGTACCGTCGTAGTTTGTCCAAGTGAACCAAACGAATCGCCCATCGCCAGTGAAATCGTTTACTGAACCTGATGTTGGAATCATGGAACCGAGAAGTAGGTTGCCTGATGCGTCTGTGGTAGCCATACGGATACCTTTGTTTGTGCCGATAAAGATGAATCCAAGATACGAGTCAATGCTTGAAACTATTTCTCCGTAAGGTAGTTGTCCTGCAACAGAACAGTCATCTAAAGCGGTTCCATCAGCTTTCAATGTTGTTTTGTAGATAAGGCTTATATCGCCTGCGAACCCAGCTATATAGATGAAGCCGTTACCGCCTGCACTACCAACAAAACGCATTGCAGCATTACGGTTTGTGTGTACTGTGTTACCACCACCTGATGTGCTTATGTCCATGATGATATTTGCTTGCGTACCGATAATACGTCCATTGGCATATCCCAAAGAAGTGAATGTGTGGGATCCTGTGGTATGGCTTGAAATGCTTGAACCAGCACTGTCATGCACATGAACACTGTCTGTGGTGTAACCAATAAAGACTCTTGTACCGTCAGAAACCAACGCCGTAATGTCTTTAGCCAAAGCACCCGTACTGATTGTTGTCCAGTTGCCAGTTACCGTAGTAGTGCGTTTTAATGATTGCCCGTCAGCAACATAAATGTATCCACCAGCGACACACATCAACTGTTTAGCGGCAGTGGTTGGTGCGCCCGAACCAACATTCAACGCCGTGGTATTCAACAAAGATACTTGCCCTTTAACCCAAGGGTTAATACCCTTAGATTTGTAGAACATGTAGTCCTTGGCTTCAGCCGTATCAGCATACTGTTGACCCGCACCAAGATGCCATGAGTCTTGCCCTCTGCGCCACAAACCACCAGGGTTAATAGCTGCCTCACCAGGAGCAGTCGAAGTGTCCTGCGAATCACGAACACGTTGCTCATGGCTACGCACATACCTGCCTGATTTCATATCAATCAGATACGGACGACCATTGATAGCCACAGGGTAAAGAGAAGGAACAACATTAGTTTGTGCAGTACCGCCGTAAAACGCAGGGGTATCTACAAAAGGGATACTAAACGTGGAAGCAGTCGCCACGACCTAACCTCTTTGCAGGAACGTAGGGTATTGCCGAGCAAGTTTAGCTGCCTCAGCGGTGATGCGATCACGACGCATACGGATAAGGCTAGTGATACTGCCCGATACTGCACCAGCTGTGACTTCATCAGCCCTGCGGGTGTCGCCTTGGGATTCTGTGAAGTTGCGTTTCACTTCTCGTGGGGCTACCAAACGGATTTGCGCCCCGATAACAAGGAGGTCTTCTGCTGATTCAGGGAAACCAGCGTTGAGTTGGATGCCTTCTGTTTCGGTTGTGACCTTGGTAAACGGGGATCGGTAGGTGACACGGACATCTCCTGGGCGTACACCTTGGTCGAATTGAAGTGCCAACCCTGAACCGAAATCTTTGGTTGGCATATCACGGAGGAGTTTGACGTTGCGTACCTGCTGATAGTCAGACGATAGGTACCTTGCACGGACTTCGATGATGTCTATAACACCTGCGACTGAGGGCAGGTTGATTTGACGGTCTGAACCGTTGTAGTTCAGGTCTAGGATTTTGACCTGGAACAGCCCATTCATGGGGCTAGACAAGTCGGCTAGTTCGTCGTTGATTGCTTCTAGGATTTGCGCCCGTGGGAAACGAGGGTTGACAATCAGCATGGAGTTGACCACATGGGCGGCTGCAACGGTGGCATTAAAGGCTCGTTCAACAGTTACGGTTTTGCTGGACTCAACAACAGACCAGACATACATTTGTTCCGAGTCAATCTCGATGATGGTACCGGCACGGACACCGCCTACTTCGTAGGTCAGGGTAAGGGTTGTCGCCGTAGCATTGATAGCCGAAGCTAGTTTGTTACGTTCCTCAATAACTCCAGACAGCAGTTGCCGTTGGGTTCGGTTAATGACTTGGGCGACTGTAGCCACTATTTCATTTTCTTCTTACGGACTGGAGCCTTTTTGCCGTATTCCATTTTGCGTTCCATTTTGCCTTCGCCTTTTTCGTGCTTCATTTTGGCAGCTTTGGACTTGTACATTTCGCCTTTAGCAGACATGGCTACTCCTTGTATTGAGACAAGGCAATCATAGCCTATAGTGGCTTAGGTTTGTTTTTAGTCTTTCATCACTGGGGTTTAACGCCACAGCTTGTGATCCGTGGAACCATGCTTCGTCCATGTCACCCAAGTGGTAGCAGGCGACAGCCATCAGGTCGTGTGGTAGCCAACCCCAAGCGTCTGCTTCACAAAGATAATCCAATGGTTTTTCGGTGATTGCTAAAGCCATTGAGACTGTGTTTCTTACTGCGAGCCAGTTGCGTTTCTCGTGGTAGTACATCGCTAAAGCAACCCATGATTCACGACGGGTTGGGTCTTCAGCTATGGCACGGTACAGGTGGTAGTCAGCTGCGGTGGGAACCATCTTGGCTAGGTACCGGTGGGATGCGGCTCGTTCTGGGTTCCACGTGGATAGGTCTAGATGACGACTGAAGTGATATTGGGATAGTCCGTAGTCGCCGTGAAAGAATAGTTCACGGGCTAGGTAGAACTGGTTGCGATCATCACGGGGGTCTTCTTCTACAGCCAGTTTCAGTAGGGGCAGGTATTGACTGCGGGACTTTGAGCTGTCGGGGTGGTGGTGGATTTGCAAGCCTGTGACCCAGTGTTGGGTTTCACCGTCGGTGGGTTTGAGGACTTCATGGACTGGGTGTTTCCATGTGTAGTCGCTTCGGCTGTGGATTTTGTCGCCTGCATAGGTGAGTCCTTCAGTGCCGTCGGGGTTCCATGACCAGATGTAGCGATACCTAGGTCTTGTTATCCCATCGGGCAAAGCCTCTAATGCCTGTCTCCAGCCAGGAAGCAACACTTCATCCATGTCTAGCCATATCACATAGTCAATATCATCAGGGATAAGGGAGAGGGCATGGTTGCGGGCATGGTCAAAACGCCAAGGAGTAAAAACTTTTTGATGCCACATGACTTTACCGATTGTTGGCATGACCCAAAAAGAGTTATCTGAGCCTGTGTCCAAGATGAGTCGGTAGTCGGCTTCTTGTGATGATTCAGACCATCGTGTGATGAACTCTTGTGATTCGTTTTTACAGATAGTTGCTACAGCAATCTTCATTTCTTTTTCCTGATTCTGTCGTATGCACGGCGACATTCTTTACAAACACGCTTACCAGATGGTGTTGTATAAAGGTTCACCCCAGACAATTCGTGACCATGCTTACACCGTGTTTTCCTAGAAGACCAGTGCCGTTTTTTTTGAACACAATCAGACATGTTTTCTTTTTGTGTACCAGAAACAAGATGATTTGGGTTAACACATGGCGGGTTATCACAGGTGTGCATACATATTTCTGGTTTTATACCGTTTGTAATTTCAAATGCGAACCTGTGTGCATAAACGGTTTTACCATAATACGGATTAAAAGTTCCATATTTATTTATCCCTCTATAACCAAGCCATTCCCAACATTCATCAATGTCGCCCTTGTTTACTTTGCTCCAAAATCTAGCGATGGTGTATACAGCGATACGCATATGGTTCCCTTCTGTTGACAGGTTTACCCTGCAATCTCCATAAGATAAATAGTGCAAGTCGCCACGGAGGAAGCACGGAAATATGCTGCCGAAGCATTTGTTTTGAACTGCACCTTGTAAGTAGTGGCAGAAGTAGTAGCAGGGCTGTCAAGGACAGTTAAAAAATGTCCACCGTCTAAGTTGTTTGCGTCACCACCCAAAGGGTTGGTTTCATTTATTTGTGTAGACCCTCTGACCAAGTTAAAAGTTGTTTTGTTGGTTGATACGTTATACCAGTTAATTTGAGCCAAAACTAAAACTTTGCTAGATGAAGATTTTGGTGTAATGGTTGCAGATAAACCAGCATCTCCGTAAGAACTTGGTCCAATACCTACTTGGGTATTAGATGTCCCTGTGACTAACTGCAACACTGTCCCGTTGGTTGGCGTAGTTGCCGAGATGTACCGCCATGCTGTGCCGTTCCAAATCGCCACCATATCCGTGTCAGTCTCGTAAATCATCTGACCTTCGTACGGGGCTGTCGGGCGTGTCGTGGATGTGCATACACCAGTTCTGATACCCGTGTTGTTATTTGAGATAGCCATTACGAGTTCCTATATCCATAGACACGAATTTGTCCACCAGTTATTGTCCCACCAGCAGGCGCAAAAGTAAATCCTGTACTTGATGCTGCATTGCTGTCATGTGTGGAAAACTGACCATTGTAATTACGCCCTGAATAGTTGCCGACAAAGTTAGATGTAACTGCTAGGAAAGGTGCGTTAAGCATCCCATCAAGAGTCATTGTTCCAGTTGATGAAATAGTATGAGCAAAGAAACCATTAGATGCACCATTCGCTGCCGACACGCCACCAATAGCAGAAGTAGTCCCAGCATTGTAAATCATGTTGCCAAAATATGTACTGCCAGTTGAGTTGTTTAGTTTTAGATATGCGGCAGCACCATTAGAAGAACCAGCAAATCCACTAAAAATAATTCTATAGTTATCGTATGTGCTGCTAAAAGCAGTAGCAATAACGACGTTACTAACAGCAGAACCAATAGTCACAATACCGTTTGATGCTGTACCACCCGAACTGCAAGTCACCGTCGTAACAAGTTCTAATCCTTGTGGGTTTTGTGCGGGACTGTTAGGGATAACCCACGCCGTACCATTCCACACAAGCAATTGGTCCGTGTCTTTCTGAAAAATCACTTGACCCTCATACGGTGATGCAGGTCGTGCAGCCGTGTTGTCGACAACGCCTGGTTTGATTAGCGAACTCGCCCCGATTTGTTGTGTAATACCCATTACGCACCTGTCCATTCTTCAGCGGTGTTACCTTCGGCTACCCACGCTAAATAATCGGGCATAAACTCTGCGACACCACTAACAACAGAACCATCCTCAAAAAAACGAATAGCCATTTGCCTGTCATCAAAAGCAGTTGTGTAAACCATCCATGCCATTACAGTTCAACCCCAGTCGTTTCAATAGTGCAAGTGCCAGAACTGAATATCAGGGCAGCATTGCCAGCAGTTAAGTTATATCCTGCTGAAAACGAAAACCCTATACGGTTTGTTCTTCCATCACCATACGCAATAGTTATACCACGACCAACACCGCCTGCATCTAAAGCAACAAATTGTCCTGTTGTAATAACCCCAGTTGGGGCAATTCTCATATCTGTTGGCAGGTTCACTACAAAGTAACCAGCATTGGATGCTAAACATTGTGCTGTTGTCCAATATCCGCCAGTAAGTTTTGCAAAATACCGTTGGCATAGGGCTAGTTCTGTTCCGATTGGTCGTTGTTCAAACGGGGTTGGCTGGAGATTCTGTTCCAACTGCACACCCGTAATCTCGAAATAATCAGCAGCCCCAGCCGTACCAACAGGAGTAAATTTGAAACCTACAAACACCTGAGTCTGTGAAGCCGCAATCGTTGCGGGCATAGAGAAATACTGCCAAGTTGTAGTTAACGTATTGTTTTGTGAAACCACTGTTGTGCTTGAACCATCACCAATACTGTAGTAATTAGAATCTGTACTAGTTGCATACTCAACACTTGAACGCAACGCACCGCTTGATGCTGAATAGTTTGCACCAGCCCTAGCCCAAAAAGAAAGAGTAACTTGTTTGCCTGCAAGTGGTATTGAATTTATAGATTCAACATTTTGGACAAAATAAAGAGCATTAGTTGCAGTGTTCCCTGAATCTCGCTGGATGCGTGAACAATACTGGAACCCTGTTAATCCTGCGGTTTGCCTAGAAACAGTGATACCAGATACGGCTCCACCACGAAAGTTGTTCCATCTATCGCAAGCAAAAGAACTAGCAGTTGATGTAGTTGAAGATGCATTGCGTTGGTACACGGTCATGGCACCGTTAATCAGGACATTGCGGAACCCCAGACCAGCAGGCAACAACGCCGACGAACCAAGGACACTAGAAATAGCCATCAGATAGTGCGGTCCCAACCCGTGATAGTCACAGTCACCTTAGAAGCCGTATCACTCAAACCCTGCACCGTTTCAGCAGCCTCCAACACCAAACCAGTATCCAACACAACCGTGTCAAACCCAGCCACAGGCAGATTGTATGTGAAGCAGTTAGCCGCTGTAGCCGCTGTACCACGAGCCAGTGTAATCAACCTGTCCACCCCGTCAGTGTTGCAAATAATAATCTGCTTAATCGTGTACTGATGCGACGCAGGCACCGTAAACAAAGTTGTTGTTGTAGTACCCACCTGTGTAGGGATAGTCAACATTTTCGGGAATACATCACCACTAGCCATTAGAACTCCATGTTCATCATTGTGTAAGTCATTAGATTACTTGTTGTTTGTGTAGGTGCAGACGGTCCAGTTGCACCCGTAGGACCTGTTGGTCCTGTGGGTCCTGTCACTGTCGAAGCTGAACCTGTAGCACCTGTTGGACCTGTTGGTCCTGTGGGTCCTGTCGCTCCGTCAACACCGATAGTTCCGTTAGTACCTGTAGCACCTGTAGGACCAGTAGGTCCTGTGGGTCCTGTAGGTCCTTGTGAACCTGTTGGACCTGTAGCACCATCGGCACCGATATACCCAGCAGACCCTGTAGGTCCAGTGGGTCCTGTGACTGTTGAGGCGGCTCCTGTGGGTCCTGTAGCACCAGTAGGACCCTGTGGTCCTGTTGGTCCAGTTACGAACGAGTCAGCACCAGTAGGTCCCGTAGGACCAGTAACACCCTGAATACCCTGTGGACCTGTCGGTCCAGTAACAAACGAATCAGCACCAGTTGGACCAGTCGGACCAGTCGGACCAGTCACGCCCTGAATACCTTGCGCACCAGTTGGACCAGTCGGACCCGTTACACCCTGTGAACCTGTAGAACCCGTCGGACCTGTAGGACCCGTCGCACCCTGAGGACCAGCGTTCTCAGAACCAACAACAACAACCTTCGTACCAACCGTCGCAGGAACAGACGGATCAGCAAGAGCAACCGTAACCGTAGAACCAGTCTTGAAAACAACAACCGGCTCGTTCGATATCGCAACCGTAACCTGGACAGTAGCCATTAACTACCGAGTCACATCGGCAAGAACCGTGACAGTCCCAGACAAAATAGTAGTAATCACACCCGAAGCATTTTCCTGCAAATCCCAATACAAAAAGCCAGGGTCAAGAGCAGCCGTGTTTGTGGCAGAGAATGTGGCTGTCAACTGTCCAGCTGCCCCATTAGTTACGGCACAAGTGCCTGTGATGCTGATAGCTGAAATGTCTGGGGTGACTCTCATCTGGGATGAATACGTACGACCCGTGATGTCAACAGGGGTGGTACCGTCGGTAGTGATAGTCACCTCAACGGTTTCTGTATCACCACGAGTGATAGTTAAATCTTGTTTTGCAGGTGCAGCCATATCAACGGTATATTACCATTAAACGACATATCCTGCATCGGTTAAAACCTGATGGACATTATCAGATACAACATAGATTTGCCCTGGTTGTAGACTGTATGACTCGTTGCCGATGTCGGCTTTGACTTTGCGGTTCACTTGGATTTCAACCTTCACATCAGGTGATGCCCAGTCGGGGTTATCTAGAAGGGTGCCTTCAGGGATCAAAGACAATAACCGGCGGGTGGCGTTAGACCATGAGAAAACCTTGGTTTCAGGGATACGAGCAACTGCGACCTCTTTAATAGAGCCACGGTTACGGTATGCCTCCATCATCAGTTCCTCCAGTACCTTCTGATTCGGTTCATCCCACAGCCCTGTAGTCTCCGCTTTGGATTTACCGCATGGAACTACCCCGAAGGCTAGATGAGCGAACTGGGCTTGTCCTGTGCTGTCTGACACGATTGTAGGGATACCGCTGGCAATGGCTTGCAACGGCATAAGCCCGAAACCTTCGCCACGGGCAGGAGCCACAAAACAATCAGCTTTGCTGTACCAGTCACGTTGCTCGATGGGACTCATCCAAGTCCTATTAAGAAATACCTTGTCACCAAGGTTTCGGCTAGGAACATCCTGTGCATGGGGGGCAGCTTTGATGTGTAGTTCAGCGTCAGGAAGTTTCAAAGCATTAAAGGCTTTAACTAAAACATCCATTCCTTTGCGATGCCATAGTGATCCGCCTCCTTGGAAACGAAACACCCCGTCAGGTTTGGGCATTGGTTTCCAAAACTTGTGGTCAACCCCCAACGGGCAATAGGAAACATCGTTATGAAACTGACTGAACAGTTCCACATTATGTTGACATGGGACAACCACCTGGTCAAACTGACCCAGCCACTTACGGAAATTAGCAGGCAACGTATCGGTTTCCCACATAGAAAACAAAACCCGATGCTGACCCGCAAACCAACCCTTACAAGCATACGGAACCTGCATATGAACACTCACAGAAGCATGGTCATCCAATGTCACAGACTTAGGAAGCGAATCCTTAAACCCCTGAAGCATTGAACCATACCCCAACTTAGGATCATCAAAACCCTTCCAAGATTGATAGTTCACAACGGGGCAGGAGTGCCTTCAATTTGATGTCTCGAAGTAGCCAACTGTTCAACAGCATGGCAACCATCAATAGTTTTAGGTTGCAAACCTTCAGCCCTTAAACGCTTATAAGCAGGCATATCCTTAGACCAGTTCTTTTCCCGCTGATTAATATGCGCAACTGATTCTCCACGAGTGGTCGTAGAGTTAGACCCCATCTGGACACCGGCAACCCTGCAACCAAAGCAACCCTCAACGTCAAGGTTCGGATGTGTTTCTTGATGCTTCACGAAATGAACGCCCCATAACCAGCAGCCACAAGATCGGCTTGTTCCTGACCGGACACTGTATGCACATGACCTCCGTGGTATGTATAGGAAATTAACGTATGGTCAGACGGTTCAGTTTCTTGAAAAGACCCGTCAGTCATTTTGAACACATTGCGTCCACGACGACCAGGGCGAAGATGGGCAAAGATCCCTCTCTCCTCCGCTTCAGACCAATACACAAAGTTGTCCGTTGGGGTAATAAATGTTGCCATATCTAGATAATAACAAAAGCCCCCGCCTTTCGGCAGGGGCTTCCGTTAATTCCTTGTCGGAAATGATTAGGCGTTTGTACCAATGCTTGAAGCTGATTCGATACGACGAAGTGCTTCCTGACGGAACACTGCGTAACCAACGAAATGCTTCCAACCAACTGGACGGAAACGCTTCAGAAGGTCTGTAACTGTTCCGTAAACAATTGATGGCTGGTTGCCGTACTCGCCACCCATAGAAACAGCCTTGGCAAGAGCCTGCTGTCCCATGATGAGGGTACCGTAAACATCAATGGTGCCTGATGCGCCGGAGTTGTTTGATGCGTCTGCGAACAGAGGCGCACGTGACGACTCCATGAAGCGAACTCCTTCAAACATACCAATTTCACCGTTGTAAAGCGGCATTGCGTTGGTGTACTTGTATGAGTCACGCCAACCTGATGCGTCTGTAATACCACGAAGGTCGTACGAAACGTCTGGGTGGATGAAACCGACATAGTTGCCACCGATTGTTGGAACGTTAGCTCCACGCAATTGAGCAACAGCCTTGCGGATGTCGTTAGCTGTAAGGGTGTCATCAGTGTTGATGGTTGTACGGCTAGATGGGTCTACTGCACCACCTGTTGCGTAAATCACGTTTGATCCAGCCTGAACAGCGTTACGAGCGATGGTGTCAATTGACAAACCAGCGTTGTAACCAACAGCCTGGGCTGCTACTGGGTCCACAGGGAGGAACGATGATGCACGGAGTTTAGCGGTGGTAACAGTTGCGTTACCGTATTCTTCAAGGGTTACAGTAACTTGGCTATCGCTCATGGCGACAGGGGTTACATCCTCAGCTTCACCCAGTGGCGTTGTTGCCGCTGCGAGGTCTGCGAATACGGTGAACTTCACTGAAGCACCTGGGTTTGTAGCGTTTGTAGCTTGAACAGATGCGAACTGGTCAAAGTACATTTCTGGGCGAAGGGCAAAATATGCCAACTTCTCAAAAGCTACCTGGTCTGTTGACAGGTTTGTGGTTCCTGTCTCTGCTGCGTAATAATCAGCCATTTGGATTTTTCCTTAATTGTTGGGTGGTTTACCCAAGGTCAATACCTTGGGCTTGCGCCTCAGCAAAAATATCGTAAATCTCTTGTTCAGATGATGCTTCACTAATACGTTTGTTCCACGACGGAGGAGGAGGGGCTGACTCGCTGCCTGCTGCAATCTTGTTGGATTGCTTCCATGCTTGCTTATCGGCATCTTCCGACGCTGAGGGTGTAATTAGTTGTGCTTCCACGGCGGCTTCACGGATAGCTTCTGGGGTTAAATCACCGTCGTAACCTTTAACGAAATACTTGGCTTGCGGTGAAGCGGGATCAATTCCTGCTTTAACGAAAGCTAGTTCTCGTTGGGTTGCTGAGAATTCCGCAACTTGTTTGCGTAGCTCTTTGGCTTCTTTTTCCAACTGCTTCATCCTTGCCCGTACAGGATTCTGTGTGGGTTCGGTTTCCGTTTGGTCGTCGAATTCTGAATCGAAATCTTCGTATTCTGACATATGGCACTCTCCTTTAGCCCGCACCACACTGGAGGGTTGTGGTGGCTGCTTTTGTTTACACCCCGTATTTCGCCAGTTAACTAGGGGGGCTGTTAACTAGGTCTTCCCATCGGGATCAGACTTAAACTAACACACTTAAAAGTAGTTGTGCTACTGCCCTACTGTGCCGAGTGCTGACGCACCTTGTGTTGATGCAAAACTGCCACCGGTTTCAAATGCTGCTTGTCGTGAACGCTTGCGTGTTGCGATTGCTTTACGTGCTTCAGCGTTGGTGCCGAATGTTCCAGCGATTTGTTGTTCACGGCTGATTGCTTGTTCACCTTGGAGTGGGTTGAATAGTTCTTGCTGTGCGCTGATTTGTTCAAACCCTTGTTGAGCCTGACTAGCAGTAATTCCTTGGGCAGCCAATTCTTCAGCTGTTCCCCTGCCAAGTTGGATGCCAGCCTGAGTCCGACCTTGGGCAGCAATCTGAGATGCTTGAACCTGCTGACCAAAGGTAAACGCATTTTTCTCTTTAGCTTGAATCACATCAGTTGCCTTAGTTGGGTCAAGGAAATAAGCAGCAAGGTCTTGGTCTGTAATCCCATACAGGGCTGCCAGTTGGTCTTTGACTGTTTGCGGAGCTGACTTGGCTGCTAAATATCCTTGCTGGATGCGGTTATTGAATTCAACCGCTGACACATTCCCTGCAATAAGTTTTGACAAATCATCAGGCTGGTCATAAAAGCCTTGGGGCATACCGTTATTTTTCAAAGTTTGTGTATATGTCTGTTCAGCTTGGATGTATTCCTTGGGGGTCAACGGCTGAAGCCCAGCTTTTACCCGACCCTCATTACCAATGAAACGTTTCTTAATGGCATCCTGTGAACCAGCATCGGATTCAATGTATTTAGATACAGCATCTTCGTTGGTAGCGTCAACAGTTGGGTCAGTTACCAACCGGTTCAAGATAGGGAAAAGAAACCCTAAACCTAAACCGTCAAGAGTTTTTTGTAGTTGTGCTGGACTGGACATTATCCAACCTTCCCGAAGATTTTAGAAACTGTGTCAATGATGCCAGAATACTGACTTTTCGCTTCTGAAGTATTACCCCATTCAGGTAACGCTCGAAGGTACTGCGTCCATTCAGTTGAGTTCATAAGGCGATTCTCCCCAGATTTAGGGTCTTGGTAAGTGAGAAGTTTGCCGAACTTAGTTGCGTCAGTGAAATCAATAGCCGTCCCATCAATACCTAAAGTTTTGGCGGCAATAGAACGATACGTTGAAGTGGCATCAGCGACTGTTCCGCTGTCAAGTTGGGAACTTAAAGCAGGGTACAAACTTTTAGCTTGGTTGCGGAACTGATCCTTGACCTGTTGGGCTGTTATGTTTCCTGAAACAATTGACTGGGTATATCCTTCAATGTCGGAATCAGACAGACTTAAACCATAAGCTCGTGATAACGCTTTCAAAGATGCAGCATCAGAACCAGCTTGGAGAGCAGTTGGGGCTTTACCAGTTGGGGCTGTTGCCATAACTTGCCCACCACCAGTAGCTCCTGACACAACTGATTCACCAATTTTTTTGGTTAATGTCGCAGGGTCCCACATGCCTTTAAGAGAGTCTGTGGTTAAGCCAGTAAGTTGGTCTTCGGTAAGTGTGTAACCGTTATCGGCTGCTTGTTTTCTAATGGTTGCTTTTTGTGCATCAACTTTAGACAAAAACGCTTTATCTTGTAAAGACACCCCTTTGTTATATTCGTATTCTCCTGGTTGAAGATTTAAATACCATTTAGTTGATTGAATCTTTTTTAATGTATCGGCAGCCAATTCATCGTTTTCGTAGGCATATTTAATAATGCCAGCAACATCGGGTTCAGAATTATAAACATCAAGTACATACTGCCCGTATTGACCAGCAATATATTTAGACCAATCTGTGCTTGCTATAAACTTTTCGTCTTTGGCTTTGCCACGGGCATTTTCTACAGCACTAAGTCGACGCTTATAACTGTCTGTAGTAGCGGCAAGTTTCCCGTTGTCAGTCAAATATTCTTTGATTGTTTTATAGGATTTTTTTAGACGTGCATTTGCTTCTGCAAGTGTCTGTTTATCTGTTTCGCTTATTTTGGCAGCCATTATTTACCTTTGCTTAGATTTGCGTCAATAGCACCAAAGATGTCTGACAATTTGCGTGTATTCACTTCTGTGCCGAAATCCTTATTGATTGCTGATTGGGCGAACGTTTGGGCTGATGGGGCTTGGGTTACAACGCCACCCACAGTAGATACTTGTTTTTGGTATTGGGCTTCTTGCGCTTGATATGTTTCTACAAGTCGGTTGATGTCGCCATCTTGCAGGTTGCGACCAAGGGAATCTTGTGCAGCTTTGCGAAAAACTGCTTTCAAATCTTCAGGGTTTGTTAGCTGGTATGCAGGAAGTTTTGTTCCTGTAGATGCACCTGCTTGGGATACTGAACCTAAAGCATTTATCCAATCGGTTCCTTGCCGATTAGATATTCCTAGTAGTTCTTTAAACCCTGAACGTGTTTGGTTATCAACAACACCTGGGGTGTATTTGCGCCCCATTAAACCATTCTTAGATAGGTTGTATTGCAACTCAGCAATGGTTTCTTTGCTGTACGAGTTGATTGCGTCTTCGTCACCTGAAAAGTATTTAGGTTGGTTGGCAACTGTTTGTCCTGCTGGCTCAAATCCGCCAAGTTGCGGGAGCGTTTCTTTAGTTTGAAAACCAAAATACCCTGTTGGTTTACCTGTTAATGGGTCAAGGGTTTGTGTGCCTTGAACGCCGATAGCTGACCGTGATGACGGGGATACTGATCCAGCGGGAAGACTGCTAAAGCCACCGTTTTGGGCATTAGTTAAAATTTCTTTAAGTTGATCCGCCACTGACTTTTGGGCTGGAACAGTTGTTGTGGGGGTAGGGGTTTCTTGCGGTTTAGGTGCCATTACTGACCTTCTTCTGTAGGTATTGTGAATTCTCTTGATAATACCCTGTCCCACAAAGAAGCAAACTCAGGGACAATTTTAGAAAATCCTTCACCAATGGTTCGCAACTGTTGACGCATAGGTAAACCCTTGGCTGAGGTCTGCCACCCCTTAACACCTTGCTTCAAAAGTTTAGCAACTTCATCGTCACGATATGCCATGTACGCCGCAACTGTCTGACCCATATCAGTATCTTTAACTTTCGGGTCAGCCACAATTTCACGAAGTTGTTTAATTTGGTTCTCCCGTTTAGATTTTGATTCTGCGCCGGCAAGAGCCATATCCCATTTAGGGAAAGACTTTTTAAGAATCTCTTTAGTTGATGTGAGGATTGCTTGACCAGTAGGACTTGCCTGTTGTGCAGGGGTCATCTTGGATTGGATTGAATCAAGGAAAGTGTATGCCACATTGGATTGTGCTTGGGCAATAAGTTGTTCACCTGTTTGGGTTTTGATAACGCCTTTAGCAATAAAACGGTTGTACACAGATTGTTCTTGTGGACCAAATTTGCCTGGTTGTTTTTGTGGACCAAAGTATGAAGCAACTTGTGGGTATGTATTAATAAGTTTTTGGTTGTCGTCAAACCAGTCTTCAAATTCTTTAGACATGACAACACCCTCATACTTGTCGCTTCTACGCAATGAACCAAATGTTGCCCAAACCGTGTCGCCGTAGACATCAATAAATCGAGCATCGCCGTCTGCGCTTGTTTGTCCGGCAGCAATTGCTTGTTCTTCAAACAGCCGTCGTGTGTCAGCCAAAACACCTAGTTCAATGGAACCAAGTTTTGTTTCAGCCATAAATTTACTTACTGGAGTTCCAGGTAAAATGAAGTTGCCTATGCCACGAAGGAAATACAATTGGTTTGTTTTTGTTTCTGCGTCAGCTAGTAA